TATCTATTGTTTCGGTCAATGCTTCGTCTGCACTCTTGCCGTCTGCCGTTGCGTTCTGAACCGCTTTTTTCATTCCGGCAAGTGCGGTTGAAACATCAACGCCGCTTGCTTCCATTTGTGCAAGCAAATTAACGGATGATGTTAAATCAAGCCCCATTTCTTTAAGGCTTGCACCGTTGGTTGTAAGTGCGGTTTCCAATGTTTCCATTGAAATACCCGTGTCCTGGCCCGCTTTTGTCATAAGCCCCAACACATTTTTTGTCTGTGAAGCATCAACGCCGAATTTTGTCATAATACTGTCCACGCTATCAATAGCCGTGTTTAAATCCGTTCCGTTGATGTTTGCAAATTTAATAAATTCTTTTGAAAGATTTTCTAACTCTGTCCCGGTTGCCCCGAACCTTGTATTTACTTCTCCAACCGCTACGCCCACATCATCCATTGTAGTTGGCATATCTGAAAATACATTGTCCGCTACTGTCGTAAGGCTTTCCAGGGCTTCCCCGGTTGCTCCCGTCTTGGTAATAATGGTGTCATAGCCGTTATCTAATTCCATAGATGCAGCAACCCCGGCTGCTCCTAATGCGGTTATTCCGGCCGTTACGGGCATCATCTTTTCCCCGGCTTTGGTTGCCTTATCCCCTACCGTTCCAAAAGCATCCCCCACCTTTGCAAGCGTTGAATTACTCGCCTTTGCTTGCTCTTCCAGGTTTTTAAGTTCTGCTTCCGTTGCGATTACTTCACGTTTGATTGCCCGGTACTGCTCCTCGGATGCTTCGCCGTTTTTAAACTGCTGCTCCACCTGGGCTTCTGCCGTTTTTAATACATCTAATTTATCTTTGGTTTCGCCTACTGCCTTTGTAAGCAACTGTTGTTTCTGTGCTAAAAGTTCGGTATTCTTGGGGTCTAATTTCAAGCCCTTTTCAACCTCTTTTAACTCATTCTTGGTACTTTTGAGGTCCCCGTTTACACCCTTTAAGGCATTTTGCAACTTGGTTGTATCTCCGCCAATCTCAATAGTAATACCCTTAATGTTGTTAGCCACTTGATTTTCCCCCTTTCTTTCCAAATCTTTCTCTTAATCCCTCACGGTCCGGTTTTGTCTGCTCCATACGGAAGCAATCTTTTAAATATTTCCGTCCCTCTTCAGTCTGTGAATTTTCAAAAATCATTGCTTCCCGTAAGAAGAAAAGGTAAATATCTATTTCCATTTCCTGGACTTCGTAAATATTGATATGGCAATAGTCCATAACCAATTTTTCCGGGCGTGTAAGGATTGTATACGGGATTTCGCCCTTTTTATCCTGGCGTGGATAATAGGGCATTTTTAGTTTGGGTTTGCTTTTAATTCATCCACAAACTCCATGTATGCGTTAAGGATTGCCGTACACTCTTCAATGTCGTAACTCTCTACCTCTTCGGCTGAAACTTTCACATTTCCCATATTGTTGTTTAATACTGCTGCCACAAGGTTATAAATGGTTGATGTATCGGCATCCTCGCCCGTTCCGTTGGCTTCCACATCCTTTATTGCTTCAAAAACGCCCTTTTGCGGCATACGGACAATAATTTTTTTGCCCTTTTTAACCACATTTCCGTTTTCATCCTTTTTATCTTTCAGAGTAAACGGCCAAAAGGTACGTTTAATTTTGTTCATGTTAAATTCTTTTACTGCCATGTTGTGTTCCTCTCTTTCATGCAATAAGGCGGCTCGATTTTTCAACCGGCCGCCCGTTCTTATCGTTGGCCCGTGTTTTGGCTACTCTGTTTTGTCAATATCCTCTGTGTAAAGGATTAAAGTACCCTCTTTGTCCATAGGCTGTGCTTTAAATTCTGCATCAATAACGGTTTCGCTATCCTTTGCAAAGGCAATCGTAAAACCGGCCTGGTTATTACCAACAATCGTTACACGGATATTTCCGTCCTGGGTATCTTTATGGACAAATCGCAAAAGGTATTTCTTACCCGTTGCGTTTCCGATACCGCCAATTTTGACCGTTCTAATTCCCTTTGCCTTATCTTCTGTCACTCTTGCGGTCTGACATAACTTTTCAAGCGTTGTTCCGCACCATGTCATAATTCCGCTTTTAAGGGTGGCTTCCTCTTCCGTAATAATTACTTTGGAAACTTTACCCATATCGTCTTTTGCTTCGTAAAACTCCGGTGCATACTCAATTTCCGCACCGCCCTTAATATGCCCCAGGCGGTTATCTTCTGTTTCAATCACCGCATCATCCGGGATTGCTTCGTTTGTTCCCTGGAAGTCTGTACAATACAAATCTCCGCTACCTAAAACAATGCTTTCTTTGTCCATTCTTATTTCCTCGCTTTCCTCAATAATCCCGTGACTTCGTAGGCCGTTTGAAAACATTCCTCACTATCCACATAAGCCACAAATTTAACATAGTCCACATCATGTAAAACCTCGTTTTCAATCCGTGTTCTGATTTCTTCCGCCGCTTCATCATCTGCAACGGTGTAAAGTTCCAATTGCCAATCATCCGCCATTAGATTATTTGGTCTACTATCCGCCCCGGCGGTTGCTTCCCGTGGCAAAAGGTAAACCATGTAAGGTAATGGCGGCACGGGGTTTTCTAAAGTCCCCTCAAAGGCGTTTTTTGTTATGGGTAGTCCCAGGCTTTCCGCCCTCTCTGTTAATACTGCTGCCGTTGCCATTTTTACCCCCTTAATTTGCTTTCAATCTTTCCGGTTACCATTTCGCCCAATTGTTCATTGACCGGGGCAATGTGGCTAAATGCCTTTACACGGCCCCCTTTTCTGCTTTGGTGTCCGTTTTCCAAAAGGTGGGTTAATTGGTAATGCTTCTTGTTATAAACGCTATATCCATTTAACCCGGTAACTACACTTGTCCGGCTTCCTCGCTTGTCAACCGCCCAATCTTTTGTGTATGCTCCGGTTCTTTCCTGGTACGGTCCGCCTTTTTTTAACATTTCTGCGGCTTCTTTTGCCGTTTCCTGGAAACTGTCATTTGCTGCGTTTATCACTTCCGCATTGAAATTTTCCAATTCTTTTTTTATTTCTTCGTCCAGGCTATCAAGTGAAACTTTCAACCTTTCCCCACCCTTTCCGCAATATACAACTCTGTTTTCCCGTTGCTCTTCGGTCCGTAGGTTCTATATACTGCATAACGCTTTCCGTCTATGGAAACTTCCGTTTGCCCGTCATATTCAAAGTCCCAAACTTCCAATTGTGATGTTGCTTTATAACCCAATTGCCCGGCGGCTGCGAACTCGTCACGCCCCACCGGGTTAATTGATGCTATTACTTCCGTTTCCTGGTATTCTGTTTGGTTCTTTTTAATCAATAGTTTTATTGGCTTCTCTATGATACCCACCGCCTTTTATCTTGGTACACATTGCATTATAGGATGCAAGTAACTGTGTCTGATTATCCGGGCTTCCAAAATTAGCGTGACAATATAACAAAACGGCTTCAATGATTAAGGGGTCTTTTATGTCTGCTTCATCCAAATAGGAACTATGCACACCGATACGTTTTAAGTCTGCAAGGGCAACTTCTACAAGCTGCCCCACATCTTCATCTAACATATCACTTGATGTTTTTCTAATTCTCAATTTGGCTTTCGCAATCAATTGTTCCTTTGTCATGCTTTAGCCGCCTTTCTCTTACGCTTGCCGGGTTCTTTACACGGATAAATCCGTTTCTTGCAACGACATTTCCGCCCATGAATACGCAACCCTTGTAGCAAATCTGGCCGGACTTAAACTTGTAATCCGTAGATTTTGCCGTTTCAATATCAGAGAATACGGCAACCTCGTAATTGGATAACGGACCGTAAGCCATACAATAAGCATCTTTTGTTCCGCCAATTTCTGCACAAGCGGAGTTGATGATATAAGGCACTTCGTCAATTGTTCCGGTATTGCCATGGTTTACGATTGTATAAACCTTTCTGCCCTGTTTATCTCTTAACTTGGCAAACTTCTTTAAGTCTTTCTTACTAAGGATTAACACGGCTACATCCTCTACCTCTTCATCCCCACCGTAGGAATAAATAATCTCGTCCAGGGTATCATCTGCAACGGCGGTAATGGTTGTAATGTCCGTGTTGCGGTCAATAATATCATCACTTTCGCTTGCCGGATTATAGAAAATTCCCTTGAATTTTCCGCTTGTGCCGTCCCCTACCAAAATCTGACGAGATGCGTAACGGCGGATTGCTCTTGTAATGCTATCTTCAATAACGCCGTCATAATCTGCATCCGTTAATTTCTGCATTTCTTCCGGCTCTTCGGCGTATGCTGTGATTTTCTCTCTTGCAATCTCTGCGTAACCAAATTCCGGTTCAGATGTGTTGTAATCTGCTCCCTCTGCGGTGCTTCCGGCCCCGTCCCCGTATGACTTCACATAAGGACGGCTATATGTTTCGCCGCCTACAAGCGGAATAGTTGTAACACGGTCAATAAGGGATGATACGTTGTTAAATGTCGGTGCAATGTCCGGGCTTGTATGGTGTGGCATAACAACGCCCGTTGTGGTGGAAAGTGCCGCCATAGGTTTAGCAATCTTCTTTGCGTTGTATGTGGTCTTTGCTCCGGCTTTTAATGCCTTACCGCTCTTTGTTCTTGCCTGGTCTTTGACCTCTGCACCCTCTCCGGCGTTTCCGTCCGGTCCTTCGCCCTCTCCGGCTGCTGCCTGGGCTGCCCTTGCAAGTTCCTCACGGGCTTTAATCTCGTCCAGGATTTCCCCAATGGTCTTTGCTTCGTCCATGAGAGCGGTTAATTCCTCGCCGCTCTTGTCCTGGGCTTCTTTACCCACGGTAACAAGGCGTGCTTTTAACTCTTTCTTGCTCATTTTCATTAACTGTTCTCTGTTCATGCTGCTTTCCTCTCTTTCTTACTCCATGTGTTGAATTGTTAATGCTGCAATTTTGCTTCTGATTTCTTTTTCTTTGGCTACTGCCTGGTCCTTGGTATCGTCCGGCGGATTTCCCCCGGCTAATGCTTCCGGCGTGTTCTTGCAATATAATTTCGTGTAGTCCTGGACTGCTGCAACGGCGGTATTTTCTTCTCCCACCGACACGTTAAAGTATTTTGCGGCTTCCTCGCCGCTCAACCATGTTTCCGCTTCCATTAACTCTTTTATCTGCTCGATTGTTACGCCCTCTGCTAAATGTTCCTCGTAGATGCTCCAAATTCCGGCTTCTATGGCTTCCAATGTGTCCGCCATTTTGCGTAATTCGTTAGCGTTGCCCTCGCAATCGCACCACGGCTTATGTATCATCAAATAGGCGTTCTTTGGAATTGTTGGTTTGTCACTATCCACAAACGGAAAAAGTGATGCTATCGAACCGGCCAGGGCATCCACAAAACAATGTTTCTTTCCCTGGTAGCGTTTAAGCATATTGTAAATAGCAATTCCGGCAAATACCGAACCGCCGCCGCTATTGATGTAAATGTTTAAATCTCTGCCGTTTGCTTCTGCAAGGAAATTTTTGATTGCATCCGGGTATTGGTCCTCTTCTTGCCATGCTCCCCACCAATCCGAAACAATATCCCCGTAAAAATAAAGGTCCGCCGTTGTATCTGTGATGTTTTTAATCTCACAAAACGGCTTTACGGTTGCGGTCTTGGCATTTTTGCACGCAATAAACTGTTTTA